ATACAATTGCAATGAAAGCTGCTCGACTGCTTCTTGAAAAACGTAAAGCTGAAAATCTTTCAATTGAAGGTGCAGAATTTGATGCTGCATTTGCACCAATTCTCGATGCTCTTAAAGCTCCAAAATTTGCTGGACTATCAGAGGCATGCGACACTGTTGGTATTGATATGAAGCTTCCATCCAATATTGATTGGACCGCACAAGAAGCAATTGCCGCAACTGTAATTTCTGCAGCTGAACGTAACGGTAAATTTACTACTGCACAAGGAGTTGAATTACCATACGAAGCAGGTCTCGGAAGCGTAATGTTTATTAAAGGTGAAAGCGCATATAGCACATGGCGTGAAGAAACCATCGCTAAGGATTAATTATTATGAAATTAACAACTCTTATTGTATTAGCTTTTTGCAATACCGCATTCGCAAATACATATCCTAATTTTACAAGCGGATCAAACATACTTGTACAATCCGAGGCAATTCGTTTTCGTACTGCACCATTTTATGGCGAAACTCGCGCTAATACAATAAGCGTTGAAAATGTTAGAACTGGTTTTAAACAATATTCAATTGGTAATTTAACTGAAAACGCATCAAACAGATTAATTGCCGATGTTCCACAATTTTCCAATTATAAACTAAATAATCAAAACCGGATTACTCAAACTGCAACGGTTGATGGAAAACAAGTTTCCACTAGAAACCTTGCGGAAATTGCAACAGTTGATGGAAAACAAGTTTCCACTAGAAACCTTGCTGAGATTAATCCTGTTAATAGTAATAGTATTGAAACATTAAGAACATTTGCGCAAACTGCTGCATTCGATCGAATGCAGCAAGTGGTGTCAACAAAAAATATTGCAGAAATTGCAACAGTTGATATACCTGATCCATTTTCTATAAGATTAGAATTTGATTGGGTTGAACCTCATGGACAGTTTATGCAACAATTGTTAACTGATATTAAAGCCGCAAAAGCCGCTGGTAATACCGAAACTTATAAAAAGCTTACAGCACAATATCAAGCATGGGCTGACCAGTATTTGATTAAAGGCACACCTCCTATGGTTATGGAATAACCATTATTTTATAAATAACATTTATGGCACGACCTACCACACGACAAGGACTAGTTGATTATTGTTTGCGCACCTTAGGTGCACCTGTAATTGAAATCAACTTGGACGAAGATCAAATTGAAGATCGTGTTGATGAAGCGCTACAATACTATCAAGAATATCACAGTGATGGTATTGTTCGTAGCTTTTACAAGCACATTGTTACTCAAGAAGATTATGACAATGATTACATAAGTATTCCAGAAGATATTATTGTTGTATTGCGTGTATTAAAAATTAATACAGGATATGCCGCGGACATGTTTAACATTAAGTACCAAATGTTTCTTAATGATCTTTACGGTCTCCGCAATCCTGAAGGATTGGTCAATTATGAAATGACAAAACAATATCTTGGTTTGATTGAAATGACTCTTACAGGTCAAAGCCAACAAATTAATTTTTCTCGTCATATGCATACAGTTAAGATTCATGATGATTGGAAAGAATATGTTAAGGTAGGACAATACATTATTATCGAAGGATATCAAACGCTTGATCCTCAAAACTATCCTGACATTTATAATGACATGATGTTTAAAAGATATTTGACTGCATTGTTAAAAAGGCAGTGGGGTCAAAATTTATTGAAATTTGAAAATATGATACTTCCTGGCGGTGTAACACTTAACGGCCGACAAATCTACGATGATGCATTGGCAGACATTGAAAAGATTGAAGCCGACTTTGAATTGAAATTCAGTTTTCCGCCGGATTTCTACTGCGGGTAGAAGAATGTTATTTGAATAACATATAAATAAATCTAATGCCTCGCAATGTCTATATAAGTCACGGTACTAAAAGTGAGAAATCATTGTATGATGATATTGTTATAGAAGCGATGAAAATCTACGGACATGATGTATACTACATACCGAGAAAAATAGCACAAATAAACGGCATACTAAATGAAGATGTATTGTCAAGTTTTAATGCTGCCTTTATGCTTGAAATGTATATTGAAAGCTTTGAAGGAATTGAAGGTGATGGAAGCTTGTTTACCAAGTTTGGTTTTGAAATGCGAGATCAACTTACTTTTGTTGTCAGCAACAGGCGTTGGAATTCCATGGTCGGCCGTTTTGGATATACATCAGGCGCCGTAAGACCAAGAGAAGGTGATCTTATTTTCTTACCGTTAACAAAAGGATTATTTGAAATTCGTTATGTTGAAGATAAAAAGCCATTTTTTCAATTGGCGCATATACCAACATTTAAACTTATATGTGAACTGTTTGAATATTCGAATCAAGAAATTGATACAGGCATTGCCGCAGTGGATGAAATTCAACGATTCAATCAAGAGGCACGCAACTATAAAGTAACATATAGTGTTCCTACGCTTAAATTTACATTAAACGAAACTTTGACCATAACGCTTCCAAGTAACATATCCGGTTCTGTAGAATTTCTTGAATATGAAAAAAATGCGGACGGAACAGATGTTGTGCGTGTTGGTACACCAACATTCAATGATGGTTCATACCATGAAATAACAACAAATACAATTCTTACAGGAACAACTAGTGGCTCCATTGCCACCGTCACAGCGGTGCTTGAAAGTACAAACGATAGAGGACCGACATTTGGAAATGATGAAGGCATGCAAAATTCCAATTTTAAAACAATGGGCGCAAATTCGTTTATTGATTTTTCAATGGATAATCCGTTTGGTGAACCGTTAAGAAGCATATAAAATTATGTTGGACAATCCTTACTACTACAATGGTACCATTAAAAAAATTATTGCCGTCTTTGGTAGTATTTTTAATAACATTCATACCGCAAAAATAATTGACGGCAAAATGACCAATATATCTCGCGTACCATTGGCATACGGTCCAAAGGAACATACGTTGGCTCGATTAAATTATAACAATGATCCTAATTCTGTAGGTGCGCCTCGTGACATTGCTGTAAGAGTTCCGCGCATGAGTTTTGAAATAACTGGAATTGAATACGATACCGGTTCAAAATTAAACCGTCTTAATCAAACATTAATTCCTATTGCTGGTGACACAAACAATAAAAGAAGGCAATGGCAAAGTGTACCATACATTATAAATTTACAATTAAGTGTATATTCACGTAATCAAGATGATGCGCTTCAAATTGTAGAACAAATATTTCCCATCTTTACACCTGATTATACAATTGCTGTAAAAGATTTGGAAGGACCTGGTACTTCAATTAACGTGCCTATTACATTGGGAGGTGTTACATTTTCTGATGAATATGAAGGAAGCTTTGAAACAAGCCGAAGAACATTAATTTACACTCTTGATTTTGCTTTAAAATGTAGGTTTGTTGCAAGTCCAAATGCCGATGTTGGCATTATTAAAACCGTACAAGTTAAAATACTTGACAACACCGTTCCATCAACAAATGCGGCCGGTGACATTATACCAACAACTGCCGCTGCAGGTGGTGTACAAGTGCAAGTAAATCCACTAACGGCAGGACCTGATGATACATACACAATTGAAACAACATTTGGCTTTGTTTAAGCGCCAATACATACATTATGTACAATGTCAAAAAAAGTAAAGATGATATACTATCCAATCTTAGTGTTAATCTTCCAATTGCGCAAAATGGTACGGATCCTAAAAAGGAAAAAACTGGTCCTTCCAATGATGACATTATTGTTGACGCAGAGGAAGATTATACCTTTGCTCGTCAACACATTAAGAAACTTATAAATACAAGTGATGAAGCAATTGCAACAATGCACGCGCTTGCATCTGATGCTGAACATCCAAGAGCATTTGAAGTACTATCGGCCATGATTAAAAGTGCCGCTGATATGAACACTCAACTATTGTCATTGCAAAAGGACCGTAAAAAGATTGTTCAGGATCCAGATCCTGGAACACCAAAAGCAACAACAACAAACAATTCAATATTTGTAGGTACCACAACCGAATTACAAAAGTTACTTAAAAGTAATAATACAATTGATGTTTAACCTTCGCTCCGCGAACCTAAAGGTAAACAAATTTTAGGATTGTTTAGGCGTGATTGGATTCTTGTATTATTATAACATAATGTCTAAGTATGTAAACAAC